GGGATGCTCCATGGCGTGATCCAGCTGGGGAACATAACACCGGGGCCTAAAGGGACACAGTGAGTTTTGGTGAAATAGGCAAAATTTCACCGGGTTATCATCCCTTGCCGGCAGCGGAAAAATGGCCGTCGGCGAGGCTGGGTAAAAACGGTGCGAAATGCGCAGAACCGCGTTCTGCTGATCTGACGTGAGATATTTAGAAGGGGAACGTGAGATAAATGTGGATCTACCTGGGACAAAATGGATCTATCTGGGACGGGGTAGTGTAATTACTTTTCAGTATGTGAAACAGAATCATCCCTCAAAATCGATTGATTGAAACCGCTGGCTTCTCTGAACTAGAATCTAATCCACTACAATTAAATCTATCCAGAGGGCAATTTCCATGACGACCAAGCACAACAACCACAATAATACTAAATGTACTGAGAACCCCAAAAATGACCGAGTAGTCACGTTTGAAAGAGAGGTTAGCAAGGAAAGTAAACCAGCTTCATCGCAACCGTCACGTCACCAGCCTCCGATTCGCCCTAAAAAATGATTGATAGTTAACCTTTAGAGGGAGTAGATGCAGCTTTAACTCCGGTCCTCCTGATCTCCACTCTGGCTATCTGGTCTGCAGGAATATAGGTTGCCAGCGCTCCCCAATCGTCATCGATTACTCCGGCAAATTCGTGCCAGTCATCGCTATCAGGTGCACTATGATGGGTGACGTAGAGAATGACATCCCCCGTATTGCCCAACGCGAACGGCCCATTTGGGAGCCCTTCGAAACGGGCCAGATTACGTGATAATAACCCACTTCCGTCTTTTAGAATAACAAACACTTCAGTGGTTCGATAGCCTATCTGACCAAACACCTGTTGCCACGCGGAATTCGTGCCATCAGACCATGAGATGTTTAAGGCGCGCATGATTTGATACATCCATTTCCGCCCGTATTTGCGCCATATTGCGCCCGTAATCATCGCGGTCGCCAGGGCTACAAGCGTCGACCAGTAAACTGCATGTGAGGGGAATGCCCCATAAGCCGTTGCAGAGAAAAGGCCAAAAACTAACGTTGAGAACGTAATATCAACGTTTTTGTGGTGGTCTTTCAGGCCCACATTGGCAATGAAGTACCCTACATAACCAGAAGCCAGCGTCACCAGCGTTGCCCAGGGCAGATCCAACAACGAAGCATCTATCATTCAGTCCTCCTTCGCCCAGTGCTGCCAGGGCTCATTAGTGCTTTCTCGGGGAACACGTGGCAGCGGCATCCAGTGAGTGACTCCAAGGACATCATGGTAGAAATCACCGTCATCCCACTCCATTCTTTGGCTCAGAAAGCAAACCTTCATATCCCCATCGCCACGGTAAACCAGCACCCATTGTTCTGGAGCTGGGAGTTTATTTTGACAAGAGATCCAGCCATCAGCAACTGCAGTGTCTTCTGGCAAATAGTTCACGGTAGTTACGCCTCTTCAGCCTAAATAAAAAAGATGAGCAAGATTAATGCTCATCTTCATTGTTCGCCTGGGGCGGTCGGCAGCACAATCAACGCCTTTAATATAAGCCTACCCGTCATCATCGAACAGGCCAGGCTGGCGATCGTCAGGTTTTTCCGCGTTATGGCGTGATCGCACGTAAGCAGACTGGCCATGCAGATGACTGGAAACGTGGTTGGCGATCTGCTCACCCAGCCAATGAGCCCTGTCTTCGTCCATGCCGGTCTGCTCACGGATGAGAGCCGCCGAGTAATCCATGATGTCGGCCAGCACCAGCAGGCGGGTTCGCATGAAGTCGCTCAACGCCAGCTCGTCGCCCTGCAGTTCGTTGAACATGTCGGCCTGGTGGCGGTTAATATAGTCCTGCCGCATGCGCTTTACCACCGAGTAGATCCACTGGATGGAACATTCGAACTTCTTGGCCAGCTGCGAGTGGTTGTCGCCAGTGAATTCATCAAAGATGCGCCGGTAGCGCTGCAGGTTGATGTAGCGTTGCCCCTTGGGGATCTGGATGGTGCTGTTGCCCCAGGCGAACGTCAGCCGCTCTACCAGCGCTGACGCCACACTCTGCGCCTCCTGTTGAGGCAGACGCGCCTGGTGCAGCAGAACATGCACCACCGCGTCCGCCACGCCCTTCATCAGCTCATCTTGCGTTGCGGTTCCCATGTTTACCCCCGTTCAGCGCCCGTTTTTGCCACTGTTTGAGCATTTCGATAACGCCGCTGGCCTGCTCCGGGGTCAGCCATTGCAGGCGGTCAACGGCCGTCATCCTGCGGATAAACGCCTGCAAGGCCGCCTCGGTGCAGTCATGCACGATGCCCTGGTCATGCATTTCCAGCCAAAGGGCGCGGATTTTGCCGGCTTGTGGGAAGTCCGCGACCGGTGGTGTGGGCGCCGCCCGGGCCTGGCGGGGTGGTTTGGGCTTCCAGCCTCGCCGTTTCATGCTGTCCAGCACGCGACCCAACTGTATGACGTCCATATCGCGCGTAGACGTTTTGCCGGTGTTCGACCGCAGCATTTCACGGTAGGTATCGTCGTCCAGCTTCAACTGTTGGCTGGCGATATGAATAAGCTGGATCAGTTTGGCCTTAGTCATAGTTCTGCTCCTCCGGGCGCGTCGTCTCGGGCAGCGCCTGTTTGCGAGGGATAAACCGGTGAACGAGCGCACCACAGAGTGCGCCCAGGATAAAAGCAACAAGCACCGCCATCATGACAGCGCCTCGGCGCTCAGTTCCGGTTGCGTACCGTCAAGCACGGTAACGCGTTCAATCGGGTAATTGATGAACCGGCGTTCGCCCTCAAGCACGATCTCTATCCGATCGCCGACAGAGAATTGACCGTTAAATACGGGCTTTCCGCGCCATATCCAGTTCTGAAACGGTCCGGCCTTAACAATCTGACCGCCCTGGACAATGAACCAGAGGAAGTCCTGACCGTGATCGGCCAGATCAAGGCGAACAGCAACGCTATCTTTTGACATAAGTCACCTCCAGTTGGTTGGATGGATATTTCTTGCACTCAAGCGCATTTAGCGCGATACGCGCCAGGGTTACGGTATCCGGTGTTTTGTGGTTATCACCAAATTTTGCTATCAACCATTCATCATGTGCGATGAGGCTCTGTGCATGCCTCATTAACCGTTTTTTTAAAATCATGTTCATGGGTCAGTCCTTGGCTGCGCAAACACCGCGTAGCTTAAGTTCGCCATCATTAAGACGCTTAATGGCTGTAAAAGCGGCTTTGCATGCACGCTCGCTGTTGAACTCCTGAACGTTAACCTGCAGCGTGGGCTGGCTGGCATCACTTAACGTGATTGAGTAAGGCGACAACATCCAAAAAATGAGTACCCACATATCATTCTCCTTCGGCTAAATCAGTGTTCTGCGGCATAAGCTACCCCTAGACGGTCGGCCAGGCGCTGCAGCTTCTCGGCCTTGCGGGCATCAATCAGCGCGACCATGCCTGTCTGCCGAAACTGCGCGATGATTATTTCAACATCGGCGATTTCACCCGCCAGTCGGCGTTCGAGCGTACAGTGGTTCAGCGCGCGACACGCTTCTGCCGACAGCTCGCTGGCCTCTTCGGCAAGTTTGCAAAGCTGCGCGTCGTAGCCATACTGGCGCATGGCTTCTGCGTAGAGTTCGGTTTCAGTCATCGTTAGCCTCGTGATTGATGGGCTCCAGATCGCTATTCGCCAGGGCGGTGGCGTATTGTTGCCCACACGCGGGGCAGGCCATCACCAGGTCAACGATCCAGTCTCCGAACTCCGGCGTCCGGGTCACATTGGCCTGAACCAGCGCCAGTCTTTCGACCGGCGCGTTGCAGCGTGGATTGCGGCAGTTAATTGTCATGGGGCACCTCACCAGTCAGGCGCGCGTCAATAAGTGCGGTAATGGCTGCAAGCTCTACAGCTGCGCTGTTGAACTCGCTACGTGCTGTTCCCAGACGGCCTTCTTCTGCCAGGCGCATGGCGCGGTTGATGTGTTTTTCAACCTTGCGGCGCTGGCGCTGAATTTGGGGGTAAATCATTTCGTCACCTCCTGCTCAAACGGCGCAATATTAAAGACTTCCTTGCCGTCATTAATAACGATGCCTTTAATATCTTTCACGGCGGCTTTATCCGAAAGAATGGCGTTTTTATTAATCGACTCCTTGGTCGTAATAAAACGGGTTAATTTGAGACGTTTCAGCGTTTCCATTACCACCTCTGCGCCCTTGACGGTGACCGACGGGTTGCCCTTACGCCAGCTCACCTCGCCGGTGATAAGGTTGGCGGTCTTGGTCTTGCCGCCTTGCGTCAGCGTCTCCTTGTTCACTTCGCACCAGGCCTGAACGCCAGTCTGCAGCGTCACCAGCTGAGCGTTGAGCGCCTCGATGGTCGGCGCATGCTGGTTGGTGATGCGGCCGATGCTGTCATTCATTTCGGTTTCGATACGCGTTATTTCACGCTGAATATCGCCAATCTGTTTGATGCCGGAAATAACCTCGTCCCGTGATTGCGGCGCATACGAAGCCGCCGCCGCTTTAAGCGACTTTTTGCCTTTTGCCATTTTTAATAGCCCTTTAATAAAGTGAAAATAACTGCTCTGAATAATTAAACCGTCGGTTTATGGGTTATCTGACCTCCCAACTCACGCGACAATCCGCATCCTGGAATTGCCAACGCTCAAACCGTCCGCCGGCATCCACGCCCTGGGCATATCGTACCGCCTGGCCTTTTTCCTGCTTACGGCGGCAGTGGGTATCCGGCAGCACAGTAATGGTGGCGCGAGTACTGCTACTGAGTTCGACGCGCTCTACCACAAACCCCTGAGCCGTCAGGCGGGCCAGCGCCTTGCCGGCGGCAGCCAGCTGTTTCTGCAGCCGGGTGGTATGGCAGGGAATAACAAACCGTTTCTGTTTCATTGGGGCACCTCGCTGACGTGCATTTCGCTGTAGTGAATCGACGGCGCGTCGCAGTTGATGATGGTTATCCCGCAACTGCCGTCCAGCGGCGGCCAGCCCTCAACATGACCGTGCCTGAATTGGTCGTAGAGCCCGGCCTGCAGCCAGTCGTCGTTCATGGCCTGGCGAAAGCAGTGGGCACCGAGCATTTTCAGCACAGTCAACAGCAGGTCGCCTTCATTTTCCGCCAGGCGTTCGTCGGCATGGTCAAAAGCCTCATTGATGCCAAACAGCGTATCGAGAGTGCACACCGCCGGGTCAATTTCGACGGTCAGTACCGGGCTGTCTTCGTGAGCTTCCCACATAATGTCGTACCACTTGATGGTGTTCATGGCTTTATTTCCCTGTCAGTTTGATAACGTTGGCATCCACACGCGGGATGTCGTCTCTGGCGGCCATATTCATGGCGGCGGTCACCAGGTTGGCGATGGCCAGCGGGTAAAGCAGGCTGACGGTTTCCCGTCCGCCATTGCGGCTCAGGCACAACCGGTTGCGGATTTCGTTGATGGCGCTGGCGTCCAGCACCTTGCCGACGTCACCGCCGGCGCGCTGGAACTTGAACGCCAGGAAAGCCTCGAGGTTGTCGCCCAGGTGCGGCAGGTTGACCACTTCGCAGCGCTGAACCACCTCTCGCACGGCGGCGTTGCGGCCGGATAAGCTGAGTTCAAGTTCGGGCTGACCAATCAGGATGATGGACAGCAGCTTGCGGTGGCCGTCCTCCAGCTCCAGAAAGCGCTTCAGGTGTTTTAGTGTCGGTTGGGGCAGGGAGTGCGCTTCCTCAATAATCAGCACGTGGGCGTTATCCCTCCCACCGGCACTGCTGGCGCGCGCGTTCTCTTTGAGCACCCGATGCACCTGACTGAAGCGGGCTTCACGCGACAGTTTCGGCCGCTCGGTGGGGGCCACTTCGCGAATAATCGCCTCGGCGATGCTGGCGGCCTTCAGTGTCTGCCCGGTGCGGTCGTTGTCTTCCATGGCCAGCACGTAAGGCTCAATCACCGTAATGTCGTCACCGCTGTTGCGGATGCGGTCAATCAGGTCGCGGCGCAGGGTAGACTTGCCCGAACCGGATTCACCGACCACCGCAAGAAAGCCCCCGAAACGCGCGGTTTGGTACATCGCCTCGCGCACGTAGTGAATATCCGGCGACTTGAACACGTCGTCGGATGAGCGCAGCGCGTAGTCGTCGAAGGGGTTACGCATAAGATTAAAATGTTTCTTTGCTGCTGGTGTCAGCACCTGTTTTCTGAGTATCATGTCGTCGTCCTCATGGATGATGGATGAATAGGAAGAAGTAGTACCGGTACGGGAAGGCAACTCGCTTTCCCGTACCACCTCAAAACACCCCGCCGTGGTCATGCCCTGTTTTTCCAGTACCGCACAAATTCGTTCCCTTAAGGCATCGCTCTCCTGTTTCGGCCACTGGTTATGGTTGACAATTTGCGCCAGCGCAGCCTCGCTGATGCCGATGGCGGTGGCCAGCGCACTCTGGGTCAGACCGTGCTGTTGTAAACGCTGTTTGAGTACCAGCATGTTGCCCTCTCGTTATCTCAGGACTGGCCCTGGGCCAGCTTCACGACGACGTCGCCCGCCAGCGCCAGGTATTCAGCGGTGATGGCATCAATCTCGGACACCGGCACCCCCTCCGGGTAGCGCTGCGACAACTGGGTGTAATACTCGCCGCGCCAGGTCTTGCCCTGGGCCTTGAAGGACTCGCGCAGCATGCGTACCACCTCCAGCGGATTGCGCCGCTCTTCAGGTAACGGCGTACGGACATCCGAAGCGCGCCCCCGATGCGGCAGATAAGCCGGCAACGCCGGGTTTTCCTGTTCGATATACGGATTGAACCGTCCACCGAACGGCAGTTCACGCGCTTTACGAGCCTGTTCGGTCTCTTCCTTCGTCTGTGTGCCGTAAACAGCCTGTTCGACCTCCTGGCGGTTAACCTCGGCCTCGCTCTGCGGCAGCGTCTGGTATCGCTCGCCGATAACCGGCGCGTCAACCGCATAGCCCCACTGGTCTTTCTCTATTGCCATCACCGGGTAGTAGGTCTCAAATCCATCCTCGCCGGTGACGATGACCCGCGCTTCGTTCTCGTGCCAGGGATTACGCGCGACCAGCAGTTCGTCGCCGACATTGGCCCCGGGCACCGTACTGACGCTGAATTCCTGACTGCGGAACTTGATACGCAGCTTGCTGGTGACCGTGCGCGTTTCGGGCGCTGAAATCGCCAGCTCGCGACACACGTCAACCGGTGGCGGCAGTACCAGTTTTCCGGTGGTGACAATCTCCAGCCATTTAGCCGTCCGGTTGGTGCCATAACGGCTGTGTATCGCCTTGCCGTTGAAGGCGATGCGCCACTGGCGAACCAGGTCGTTAAGGGTGTCGATATCATCCACCCTGACGAACTTCAGGCCGGCTTCAAAATCCCGTTCCAGGATATCGCGGGCCTTTTCGACCGCACCGGTGGCGCGGGCGTTGCGGGCTTTGTGCTGGATACATTTGATACCCAGCGCATGGCACATGTTCAGGAGGGGCGCCGCACCCAGCGCCGACCCGGGGTCGGTGAACAGGATTTCAGGCACGCCGCAGAGTACGTCACCGTTGTTCTCGCTGCGCCGGTCTTGCATGGCGCCTATCATCACTTCCAGGAAGTTCTGCGCACTTTCACCACCAAAACGGTACTCGGCGTAAATCCAGTGGGTGGTATGGTCGGCAATCTCGAATGACCAGACGCGGTCATTGACGATACGCTCCAGGTTTTTAGGCTTGTTCTTGTAAAACGTGTCCCGCTCCATGATGCGCAGGCCGGTATCTCGCGCCTGGCGGCCATGTTTGTTGGGGTTCTTCAGGTAATAAAGGACGCAGATGGAGGCGTCCAGCTCCCACACATGGTTGGGGTGCAGGCTGGCGAGCTCCAGCGCCGGTGTCGGTTTCAGCAACTGGTCCGGGTGCAGGCGAAAGGCGTACAGCGCCCGGCGAATAGCATCGTCTGACAACGGGAAAAACTCACCGGTCTCGGCGTCAACGCGCCCGGCCTGTATCATGCCGTTTGCTCGCAGGGCCTTAACCGCACGCCCCAGACTGTAGAGTTGCTTGTTGTTGTTACGTCTGGATTCCATCAGCGTCCCCGATATCACCAGTGCTTCTTCGCGTGACAATGACGTACTGCCGGCGTCGCTGCGCTGCTTGCGGCGCTCACGCCAGGTCGTCTCATTGAGCTTACGCAGCAGCGTGGCGCGACTCATCTGCAACTCTTCACAAGCGGTGCGGTAGATGGACTCTTTCTGGCCGTGCGGCGCATGGCGAACCGCGTTGCCAATTGCCACCAGACGTTCGTTAAGGACAGAATTCATGCCCGGGCTCCCTGGTGTTACTGTTTGTTATCTGCGTCATCATCGACAGGCAGAGTCTGCTGCGCGTCGTCGGTGAAGGGCTTGACCCACTCCGGCACCCCGGGTTCACGGGTCTCCGGCAGGTCAAAGCGGGTGCGCAGGCATTGAATTTCGCGTTCGAAGTCCAGCAGCAGCCCGGCCATGAAGCCGGCATGGGGGACGCCACGCTCGTCGTAATCGCGGTCGAGACGCTCAAAGCCGGAGGTTATTGCCCCCAGCGTTTCGCGCACCAGGCTGTCAGCCATCAGCTGCAGGGAGGTTCGCAGCTGGCTGATTTCCTCGTCGGCGGGGACGTTGCGGAACTTTTGTTCTTTCATTTCATTGAGTTCGGCATCTTTCTGCGCCACGACTCGGCATTTGACGTCATATTCGTCGCGTTTTTCGCGCAGGGCCTTGCGCAGTTCGCGGCTGGTCATGCGATCTATGTCGTCCAGCGTCATGCCCACCACTGTGCCACCCTCAGCCAACTCGGCGAGATCGTCATCGCTTTCGGTCATAAGCTCGAACAGTTTGGTTTTGCCCAAATGCGCAAGCGCCTGCGCTTTTGGCTCCAACTTTGGCGACAGGTATTTGAGAGAGGCCTGCATCATGACTTGAGCTGTGCGCTTGGATAGCGCCAGTTGTGATTCGACGATTTCGAGGAAATCACCATGCGGTTCATTTTCTTTCAAGATTACGAGGCGCTTACCTGCTTCCAGCATCGCCTCGGCGCTTTGTGCCATATAGAACTTGGCCTCGTGCACAATGCGGCTGCGATCATAGGGCAGCCCCTCGCCAAACTGCTCCATAATCAGGTGGCGGTGTTCGCTGATCGCGTTGAGATCACCTTCCAGGCCATGCGGCAGCTCGCCTTCGATCGAATCAATCACCTGCAGGTTGTTTTTAGGTCTTGCCATTTTCTTAACCTCGTTAGTTGTTACTGCCGGCCATCACGCGCTGGTTGAGTTCTGCGATGCGGGCCTGGCCGGATGCCATCTCGTTGGAGAAAGACTGGGCGATATATAGCAGATGCATGCCGGGTGCGTATCGCCCGGTGGGCAGCCGCTGCACCATACCCTCGTTCACCAGCGTGTTCAGCGTTCTGCTGATGTTGGCGGGCGATTCCTGCAGGGCGATGGCTAGTTCGTTGTTGGAAACGCCATCCAGTGAGTGTCCCTTGAGCGCCTTCATGATCAGAATTGCCCGACGGATGGTTTGAGATGTATTAGTTGATGGGCTTGAACGCATGATCTACCCCTTTTCAGTATTTGAAATGCTGTTACACTTACTGCAAACTCGCATCAAGCGGATGCTTGAGCTTTGAGGCCAAGCTTGACGGCGATCTCATGTGCTTTGCCGTAGTTGGCCTTGGCTTGTCCGTTGAGAACGCGGTAGACCTCATTACGGGTGTAGCCGTGTTCTTCAGCCCAGCGGGTAAATGTAATGCCGCGCTGACGAAACTGGGTTTTAACTTGTTCTGCGGTCATCGTTGTCTCCTTGGTTGACGCAATGATGTTTGATTTATATGTGATAGATTATGTGAACTTTAGTTCTCACTGTCAACGGGGTTTTTGTGAATTTTGATTCTCTTTGTGCAGCTCGATTGAAGTCCGAACGTTCTCGTCTATCTCTCAATCAGGCTGAAACCGCATTACTTTGTGGAGTTTCAAGGGAAATGTGGAGTAAATACGAACGTGGCCTTGCTGTTCCAGGAGGAGAGGTCTTTGCTGCATTCGCAAAAAACGGTGCCAATGTGCAGTACGTGCTTACAGGTGAATCTACCGGAACTACACTTTCCAGAGATGAGTTGGAATTACTGCAGCATTACCGACAGGCACCCGTCCAGGCCAAGGCATCACTATTGCTAGCTTTGACTATGGGTTCTTCCAGGGAGCGGGCAGAGCAGGTTGTTCAAGGGGACGTCCTTGGCAACGTCATCAAGGGTGACGTAACAATTGGCGTCGGTGGGATAATGAACAAAAACACTAAACGAAAATGAGCGATCCAAAGCAAACAATCAATGGTGACGCAGGCAACGTTGTTAGTGGTGACGTCACCATCAATAACTACTCCGCAGAGGCTTCACACGCTGACTCACAACTGATGTCTAAACGTCAGCGGAAGCACTTGAACAGGCTCATTGATGAGCTGGTAGAAGCCGGTGAGAGTCGACCAGGTATGTGGTGGACGATACACAATAAGCTCAATAATGAAAATATCAATGAAATGACGAGCACGGACTATCATGCTGCAATAGAGATGCTTGAGGCTCGGAAAAGCCGAATAAAATACCTCAAGGATTGCAACTATCTTATACGTAAGATAATAAAAATTACTGACAATTCTCACCTTAAAGAAAGAGACCACTATTGTCTCAGGAATTTCGGTTCTACATACCTCAAAGATTTGGACAAAGAGCAGCTTCAGAAAGTGTTTGGGTACTTTGATGATTTGCTGAACTCTAGCGATAATGAGAAAAACACGGAACAAGCTCAGGGGATTGTTCAAAAAACTGCAAAATCAGGGGTAACCAGTAAAAAATGGTTTTTCCTCTGGAGCCTGGGATTAGTCATTGTGATTGCGATTCTTGCTGGAGGTATAAATCATTTCGGTAAGCGAGCATCCACAATAGAACGTACCATAAACTCAGATTCTGTTTTTACTGTTGATACAAGTAATAGCGTCATTAATACTTCCCTCCCCGCATTGCGCCGCGTGTTTCCTGGCTTAAACAAGTACAAAGATGCTCTACATTCCGTAGCGACTTACAGGCAAAAGTCGGGGTGGCATACACTAAAGTTTGTCGTAGATGCAGAACCGTCAGTCCCCGAGAGTTACGGAGTCAGAGGAAAGGCGTGCTATATCAATTTAAACCCGGAGGGTGACTACGCCCGAGTATCAGTTGCATCATGCCGATCACTTTTATTAGATCAGCAAGATACGCCCTCTAATAATTATCGTTTTATCCTTAAATAGGATATTTATCCTGATTGTTGGCGCATTCGCTGGCAACAAAGCAGGCCGCCATTATGGCGAGCGGCCTGCGCTGAAATCAGAAGTTGCAGATGATTAGTTCTCTCTTTGAGCTTGCTTTACCTGTGGTCTGCAGGTTGTAGCGAATGGATTCGCTCTGCATCGTGAGTCCACTGAAGGCTTGACGCATCTCGGAGATGTCGTTTACCGAGATGATCATCTTTCCTTTGATGCTGCGTGCCAGCGCCGCCATTCTGGCGTAGTTCTCCAACCCGAACTCCACTCCATAGCCTTCGGTTCCCCAGTACGGTGGGTCGCAGTAGAACAGCGTATGCGGCCTGTCGTAGCGTTCGATGCACGTTGCCCAATCCATGTGCTCGATTATCGTGCGGGATAAGCGAAGGTGGGCCATCGACAGCTCTTCCTCGATGCGCAACAAATTAAACCGGGGCGCACTGGTTGTAGAGGTACCAAACGTGTGATCGGCCACCTTGCCGCCAAACGCCTGCTTTTGCAGGTAGTAAAACCGGGCGGCCCGCTGGATATCGGTAAGCGTTTCTCTCGGCGTATCCTGAAGCCATTTGTAGATCTGCCGGCTGACCAGCGCCCATTTGAATTGCCGAACAAACTCTTCCAGGTGGTGCTTGACGACGCGGTAGAGATTCACCAAATCCCCGTTGATGTCGTTGATCACCTCGGTTTTGCTTGGCGTTTTCAGGAAATACAACGCAGCTGCCCCGCAGAACGGCTCTACGTAGCAGGTATGCGCCGGGAACAGTGGCAGGATATGTTTGGCCAGTCGGCGTTTGCCGCCAATCCAGGGAACAATGGGTAATGCCTGGTCTTTCATTATCTGTAAGCCTTTTTCATTTAGTGAAAATGCGGTAGGCTGTTCCGGTCATCGATGACAGGAGAGCCCCGGTTGACTCACAGGTGCGATCTGTGTGTTGACGGCCTGCCCGGTGTCTCACCACCTGGCAGGTCGCTCTTTCTATAGTCAGAATGAGCTTTTAGGCCACTGAACGCTTTTAATGTGATTTAAAGAATGCCGAGTCGGTGCGTGGTTAACGTACTGTCATTTATCGATGAAGGGAGTGCTATGTCCAAGGACCTGCTTAGGGAAATCCTTTCCGACCTTGAAGTGCTTAAGCACCGAGTCGATGTTCAGGAAAGATTCATTAGCGTTCTTATGGTTATGATACCGAAAGAAAGGCGTGATGAATTGGCGAAACTTACCAGGGCCTATCAGCTAAATGCCATAGCCCTGCATGAGGATGGTAAACAGACTGCTGATGGAATGGCTCATTTTAAGAACTGCGTTGATGCGTTAGGCGATACTCCAGATTTTGCAGCATTAGTTCTGTTATCTCAGGCAAGTCTTGTCTCAGACGCTCCCGAAGGGCAGCGGGAAGCGATGAAAACATATTTAAGCTTTGCGACTGACGACGAAGTCGCTCATGATCTGCTTCAATCCTTGAATTTATCTCCGAAGAACATGCCGCCTTCAGGCGCTGATAGCGCTGACGACGCCAAAGACGATAAAGATTAGTTAGCATCCTGACCTCACTTAGCCGTTGCCGGCGGGAAGTATTATTGAGTAGCTCAAGGAAGATCTTCAGCGCGGTAACGGAGATCCGCTTTCAGACTGGAGCCGAGACGCCTTGACATGGCTTCAGGATCCAATTGAGTGCCAATAAAGTCTGTGGCTAGCACCAGTAATGCCAGCCAGGTCGCCTCATCAGCGGTGTAGCTCTCTCCTTTCATGCACCGCTGGAAAGCCTCTTCCCAGGATTCACCTTCGCGATGCGTAAAGCACCAGGTGCCGTCGTCATTTTGTTTCCAGCTCATGGCTATCTTTCTCCCCTGTCGATGAGTTTGTCTCCATCCTGCACATTGATCTTCACCCAATCTCTTAAAGCCCTTTAAAAGCCCCTCCTGCGCACCACTGGCATGCTGGCTCCATCGTAAAATGGAGGCCTAAACATGCATTCACGCAAAAAACGCACTTTACCCCGCCCCAAAAAACCGCGCCTCAGTGGCTGGCTGCTGACAGCCGTTCTGCTGTTCCTGGTCATTGCGCTGGTGTCGCCGCAGCAGATCACCGTCGTGATCTACAAGCTGTCGCTGATAACCCTGGCGGCGGTCACCGGCTACTGGCTCGACCGTTCGCTGTTTCCCAAGGCCCGCCCTGGGCAGTACCTGCGCCATGAACAGCCGCTGATGGAAGACGGGCGCTACCCGGTGCAGACCGGGTGCCATATGGTCTTTGCCATCGCCATGCTGCGCCGCGCCATCGTGGTATCGGCGGTGTGCCTGGCCGTTGCGATGGGACTCTGATCATGAGCTGGCCTCAAGTCACTCTCATCATCCTGTTCGCCTTCGGTCTAGGCGTAACAGCCATTAAGCATGGCGAACTGCGCAACGATAAATACAGTTTCTGGTGGCAACTTGTGGCCAATCTGCTGATTGCCTGGTTGCTTTGGTGCGGTGGATTCTTTTCCCAGGCACAGGCCGCAGAGCCGCCGGCCGCTGCTCAGCACTACCGGGATGCGACCATCCGAAATGCCCGCCTGGTATGGGGCCTGAACGCCCCGGTCGCGGATTTCGCCGCCCAAATCCATCAGGAGAGTCACTGGCGTCCAGACGCCGTGTCGCCGGTGGGCGCAGAGGGGCTCGGGCAGTTTATGCCAGCCACCACCCGGTGGTTCGGTGACCTGGTGCCGGAACTGGCTGCCAAGGCCCCGTTCAACCCCGACTGGAGCATCCGCGCACTTATTCACTATGACCGCTGGCTGTGGCAACGCCTGGATGCCGTCAACGACTGCGAGCGCATGGCCATGACGTTGTCGGCCTACAACGGCGGACTCGGCTGGGTGCAACGTGACCGCCGCCTGGCGGTATCCCGGGGGCTGGAGGGTCGTCGCTGGTTTGGACATATCGAACAGGTCAACGCCAGGCGCAGTCCGGCAGCCTGGCGCGAGAACCGCCATTATCCGGCGCGTATCCTGCGTGAGCTCGCTCCGCGTTATCTGAGCTGGGGAGGACGCAGCTGTGTTTAAGTCTCAGATACTGAGCGCGCTGGCGGTACTGGCGCTGCTCGCGGTGCTCTCCGCGCTTTGGTGGCACGGCCATGCCCGCGGCTTTTCCCAGGCGAAGCAGCTCGGCGAGCAACGCGTCTCTCAGTTGCAGGAAGGCTTCAGTCGACTGGAGAAACAGCGCGCCGAACGTGAACTGAAGACCTTGCGTGAATTACAGCAACGTTTCGAGCGCCAGCTTGCCGCCGCTCTTGCGAGCGAGCGCAACTACCTGGCGCGCATTGAACGGCTTGATGCCGAAAACACCCGACTTAAAAGGCAGATTGATGATGTTACCCGGGAATGGATGGATGAAAAAGGCAGGCTACATCCTGTGTCCTGCGTGTTTACTCGTGGCTTCGTGCAGCACTACAACGCCGCCCTCGGTGTGCAAGGCGCCGAAGGTGCAGGCGCTGCCGCCACTGCCACCGGCGCTGGCAAAACGCCCGGGTCAACTGGCGCCGCTGACGCCCGGTTACGCCGGTCCGACATCAGTCAGCGCGATATCCTCGCCAACGTCACCGACAACGGCCGGCAGTGCCGCATCTGGCGCGAGCAGGTGAACGGCCTGCTGGATTATATCGAAGGACTACAACAATGACGTTACAGCTGGATTTCTGGGTACTGGTGGGCTATTTGCTGGGCTTTTTGGGTTTTGTCGGCGGGCTTGCCAAGTGGTTTATCAACGAGACCGAGAAGCGCCAGGCCGAGCGATTCAATTCACTCGAGCGCCTGATGCGTGACTCGTCCGACAAATGGGCGCGGCTTGAGCGGGAGGTGCTGGAGTTCAAAGTGGAAGTACCGGAACGCTACGTCCGACGCGACGAATTCATTCACTACCAGCAGGTGGTCGAGTCCCGCCTGGATGCCATCTACCAGAAGCTGGAAAACATGCAACTGCGACAGTTAACGGGAGGATAACATGATGATTGATACGGCTCAGGCCCGGCGTGAAGGGCTGCGCTGGGTGCTGCTGCAGGTGATTAATAAGGCGCGGCCTTACCCGGCAAACGACCGCCTGCTCTGGGATGTGGGCAGTTCGCTCTATCCCGATCTGACCAATCTGGAATTGCAGAGAGAGTTGCTGTTCCTTGACGGGCTGGCGCTGGTTGAACTCACCCGGCCACCGGCGCGTTCCTGGACAGCGACACTGACGCCGGCGGGGGTCAACCTGGTGGAATATGTGACGGACGACGTTCCCGGCATTGCCCGGCCGGCCAAATACTGGAGGGAGTGATCATGGCGCCACGCAGTCATATCGAAGTGTTGCCCCAGCCAGTGCGTGAATGGCTTGACCGGGCGTTGACCGAGCGCAACTTCAGCGGCTATCGCGAGTTGGAGACGCTGCTGCGTGACAAGGGCTACAGCATCGGTCGGGCGCAGATCTCCCGCTATGGGCAGAAGGTCCAACGCCGCTTCGCCGCTATCCGGGAAGCGACCGAAATGGCCAGGGTGATCACCGAAGGGGCTGAAGATGATCAGGACAAACGCTCCGAGGCCATCATCGCCACCATTCAGGCCGATATCCTGACGGCGCTTATCGACGTGCGCGAAGCGAGCGACGATGAAATGGAGCCGGCGGAACGGGCCTCTCTGCTGGCCAAGGTGGGGAAAAGCATCGCCACGCTGACCCGCTCGTCCGTGACCCTCAAGCGCTTCCAGGCAGAAGTACGAGAGAAGATTGCCGCCAAACTGGACGAACTGGAGCAGGAAGTCAGGAACAACGACGGGCGCGTCTCGCTTGAAACCGTGCAGCGCGTACGTTCGCAAATCTACGGGATCATCAAATGAGCGCCGCCCTGCAGCTTTACGGCTACCAGCAGCGCTGGTTCCTCGACCGGTCACGCTTCAAGATTGGCAAGTTCGCGCGCCAGACCGGCAAAACCTTTACCACCACGCTGGAGCTGGTCGACGACTGCTTTGAGACGGAAGCAAGCGGCGGTCGCACGCGGTGGGTGATCCTTTCACGCGGTGAGCGCCAGGCCAAGGAGGCGATGGAGGAAGGTGTCCGCAAACACTGCCAGGCGTACAGCATCGTAGCCAGAGAACTCGAAGGCTATGTCACCGGCGCATCCGGCGAGCGCTATACCATGCTGGAGGCGGTGCTGCCGGGTGGGTCGCGCATCACCGCGCTGCCGGCCAACCCCGATACTGCCCGTGGCTTTGCCGCCAACGTATTTCTGGACGAATTCGCCTTTCATGCCGACAGCCGCAAAATCTGGACGGCGCTGTTCCCGGTCATTTCCAACGGCTACAAGCTGCGCGTCACTTCGACGCCGAACGGCAAGGGCAACAAGTTCTACGAGCTGATGACGGACGCCGCGCTCGACAACGTCTGGTCGCGTCACGTGGTCGACATCTACCAGGCGGTGCGTGAAGGACTGCCGCGTGATATTGCCGAGATGCGCGCCGCACTCAACGACGAGGACGCCTGGGCGCAGGAGTTTGAGCTCAAGTGGCTGGATGAGGCGTCGGCCTGGCTCTCCTATGAGCTGATTGACGGCGTGGAGCACGACCACGCCGGTCTACCCGAGCACTACGCCGGCGGCCCCTGTTTCGTCGGCGTGGATATCGGTATCCGTAACGACCTGTTCGTCATCTGGGTGCTGGAGCAGGTCGGCGACGTCTACTGGACGCGGGAAATCATTACCCGCAAGCGTGCCACCTTCGCCGAGCAGGATGCGTTGCTCGATGACGTGTTCTTCCGCTATCGGGTGCTGCGCTGCTGCATCGACCAGACCGGCATGGGCGAAAAGCCAGTGGAGGACGCCAAACACCGCCACGGCAGCAGCCGCGTCGAGGGCGTCATTTTCACCAGCAACAACAAACTCACCCTGGCCACGCGTGGCAAGGAGATGTTCGAAGACCGTCGGCTGCGCATTCCGCTCGGCGACAAAACCCTCCGGGCAGACCTGCACAAACTGACCAAGGTCACTGGCCCGACCGGCGCGCCCCGCTTTGTGGCGGACAGCGACGCCGCCGGCCACGCTGACCGCACCTGGGCAGCATTTCTGGCGATCAATGCCTCCGACGGGCCGAGCGGCCCGGTGCAGGTTCACTCACGGCGACCACGCCAGGCTAAAAGACTACTGGAGGGATATTGATGACCAAGAATGTATTGACAGCGGCACGTATGACCGAGATTGCTGGTCTGGCCCTGCGTTTGCACCAGATTGGTCGCTGCGCAGCCGTCACTTCAACCGGCGAGACCGTGTTGCACCACAGTCAGGTAGAAGCTATCTATCGCGCACTCACCGATTTGGCTAACGAAGTCGAGCGGCGCCAACTTCCGGCCGGGTGGCAGTCTGTGCCGACGCTGTTGACCGACGAGATGGCCAACGCGTTCGATCCATTGCGTAAGCTAAGCCTGAGTTATCTGCGCAACGGCTGGTGCATGGCCCTGGCGGCTTCACCGCGCATGGAGGACGACGTATGACGCGCGGACTGTATGTTTCACCCACTGAATTTGTCGCCTTTGCCGACCAGCGTCGTCCGCTGATGCGTTCCATCGCCACCCGCGAGCGCAGCCCGGCTGGCATCCTCGGTTTTACCCAGTGGCTACCCAACCCGGACGTCATTCTCAAGTCCCTGGGGCGCGATATCAGCGTTTATCGCGAGCTGCGCGCCGAACCGCTGGTTGGTAGCAGCATTCGTCGCCGCAAGTCGGCGGTCAAGGCCCTTGAGCGCGGCATGACGCCCCGCAATGCCGACAAGGCGGTGGTGGACTTCCTGGCGGGCGTGATGGAGGACTGGGATATCGACCGCATCATCGGCGAACTGCTGGATGCGGCCTTCTTTGGCTACCAGCCGGCCGAGCTGACGTGGGCGCAGCGTGACGGTCGCCTGGTGGTCACCGATGTGGTCGGCAAGCCCCCCGAGTGGTTCTGCTTTGACGACGGTAATCAGCTGCGCTTCCGGGCCCGGCATGCCGGCCTTGCCGGCGAATTGCTGCCGCCGCGCAAGTTCGTTGTGGCCACGCAGGATGCGACCTTCGACAACCCGTACGGCTTCCCCGACCTGTCGATGTGTTTCTGGCCGGTGGCCTTCAAGAAAGGCGGCTGGCGATTCTGGATGAGCTTTACCGAGAAGTACGGCAGCCCCTGGCTGGTCGGTAAGCATCCCCGGGGGACGGCTGATGCGGAAATCGACCTGTTGCTGGATTCGCTCGACCAGATGGTGGAAGACGCCGTGGCGGTCATCCCGGATGATGCATCGGTCGAAATTATCGAGTCCGCCGGCAAAGGTGCATCGAGTGACATTTATCGTCACCTGATTGAGCTGGCGCGCTCGGAGATCACTATCGCCCTGCTGGGGCAGAACCAGACTACCGAAGCGTCAGCCAACAAGGCCAGCGCTGTCGCCGGGCTTGAGGTCACCGCCGATATCCGTGACGGCGATGCCAAACTGGTGATGAGCGCCATCAACCAGGTGCTGCGCCATATGGTCGAGCTCAACTTCGGTGACGTGCCAATGCCGCAGTGGGAGCTGTGGGAGCAGGACGCGGTGGACGATGTCCAGGCGAAGCGCGACCAGAGCCTGACCCTGTCGGGGGCAATCTTTACCCCGCAATACTTCATGCGCGAGTACAACCTGCAGCCTGGCGACCTGCGCGAGTCGGCGGTCATGACCCCACTGACCAATGCCGCCTTTGCCGAGTCCCAGGCCGATGAGGCCGGCTTGCCCGAGGAAGCACTAGACAGCGCACTGGACGCGTTGATAAATACCGGCCATCTGGACAAGGTACTTGCACCGGTGTTGGCCCCGCTGTTTGACGCCGTGGAAAAAGGCCAGTCGCCGCATACCCTGATGGGGATGTTGGCGGAGATCTATCCGCGCATGGATGCCGATCGGTTGCAGGAGCGCCTGACTCGCATTCTCTTTGTGGCGAAAATCGCGGGGAGGCTCAGTGCTCAGCAGTGACGACTTGTCCTTGTGCTTCGGCCTGCCGCCGGCGCGCGCCATTGCGTATCTGAAGGCCAAGGGTTACCGCATCACCTGGGACTGGGAGGAGATGTGGCAGGAGGCGCACGCCGAGGCGTTTACCGTGGCCAAGGTCACCCGCCTCGATATCCTGGAAGATATCCGTCAGGCGCTGGCAAAAGCCCTTTCCGAGGGAAAAACAGCGCGCTGGTTTAAAAAAGAACTGACCCCGTTACTGCAGGCCAAGGGATGGTGGGGGAAAACGGACACTACCGACCCATCGACCGGTGAGCCGGTGACCATCCAGCAAGGCAGCCCGTGGCGGCTGGATACGATTTACCGCACCAACATGTCGACGCTCTACAGCGCTGGACGCTGGGCCGAACAGCAGACCAATATCGATGACCGGCCCTACTGGATGTACGTGGCCATCCGCGACAGCCGCACGCGCCAGAGCCATCTGGCGCTGCATGGCCTGGTATTTCGCGCGGACGACCCGTTCTGGCAGAGCTTCTATCCGCCAAACGGCTGGCGCTGTCGATGCAGCGTCATTGCACTGAGCGCCGAGGATGTTCGCCGCCGTGGGCTGTCTGTCGGTTTTGCTGCCAGCAGGCTGGATACCTCGATGAGGCTGGTCTCTGAGAAGACCGGTGAGCTGAAGGAAGTGGCGACCTTCCGCCTGCCCTCGGGCAAGACCATCAGCCCCGACGTCGGGTTCTCGTATAATCCCGGGCACGGTTATGCGCCCGACCTGTCCCGTTACGGCGGCTCGCTGGCAAATCTGGCGCGTAAGCAGCTGGGAGGTACGCCATGAACGACCTGATGCACATTGCCATTAATGCCAATGAACTGGAGCGGGCCCTGCGTAACCTCAGCAATGCCGGGCAGGACATGACACCGCTGATGCGCGCCCTGGCGGAGACCCTCAAGACCGAAACCGACCTCAACTTCGAGGACGAGGGGCACCCTGCCTGGCAACCGTCGGTGGCCGCCCAGGCACGTGAAGGGATGACGCTCTCCGCCACCGGGCAGCTGCGCGGCAGCGTGACTACGTATTATGACAGTCATCAGGCTACGGTCGGCACCAATCTGGATTACGCGCGCATTCACCAGCTCGGTGGCAAGGCCGGACGCAACCGCAGTGTCGAATTGCCGGCGCGCCCGTACCTGCCGGTAGGCGCCGACAGTACGTTGCAGGCAGGCACCGAACAAAAGCTTCTGGATACGGTGCTGCGCTACCTGGAGCGATCAACGCGACGTTAGGGCCGTCACGCGATTCAAGGCGTGCAGGCGGGTCAGTTTACCCCTGCGCGCCCTGACGGCCTTTATAAACCTTTATAAAGGCCTCTGTGGCAGTTTTTGCGTCCGGTCATTGACGCTATGGCCAATCGGCGGCATGATCGGCGCTCACCTTACGGTCTTTTCTTCTCCATCACCCCGTCACCCCGCTTTTCTTAAAGCCGTTTAAAAGCCGCCGCTCGCCCCTCTGCGCCACACTGCTCCGGAACATTCACCGGAGGGGACATGAGCACACTCCATATTTTCAAGGCCGGCACGCATACCGACATGTACGGCAACAAGATCCAGTTCAGCGAAGCCGCTGTCGAGGCCATGGTACAGGCGTACGATCCGTCGTTGTATGACGCCCCCATCGTGGTCGGTCACCCGGCACTCGATGCCCCGGCATATGGCTGGGTCAAAAGCCTGACCGCACAGGGCACCGATGTGTTGGCCGAACCGCAGGACGTCGATCCGGCGTTTGCCGAACTGGTAGCCCGTAAGCGTTACAAAAATATCTCTGCCGCCTTTTACTCCCCGGACGCGCCGGGCAACCCCAAGCCCGGCGTCTGGTACCTGAGACACGTCGGGTTCCTGGGCGCGCAGCCGCCGGCCATCAAGGGCCTCAAGTCTGCATCATTCAGTGAGGCAGAAGAAGGCGTGGTCGAGTTTGCAGACTGGGGCTTTACCACCAGTGCATCGATGTTTGCCCGTTTGCGGGACTTCTTCATCGAGAAGTTCGGGCGCGAGGCCACCGACGAGGTGATCCCCGCCTGGCAAATCGACGCGCTGCGCGAAGCCGGCCAGCCCGAGTCGACGCCGCGCCCTGCGTTTACCGAATCCCTTTCCGCTGCTCCGGCAGCACCCAACCCATCAACCACCGAGGACAACACTGTGGATGAGAGTGAAAAACTGCGCCTGGAGCAGGAGAACGCCGACCTGAAACGCCAGCTTGACGAGCGACGTCTTGCCGACAGCCAGGCCCGTCAGCAAGACGTACACAAGGGTAATGCCGCCTTTGCCGATGCGCTGGTGTCAGAAGGACGTCTGGCCCCGGCCGCCAAAAGCGTGGTCGTGGCCATGCTTGATGCGGTCGAGACAGGTGACAAGCCGGTGGCATTCAGTGAGGGCAGCATCACGCAGCCGCTCGGCGAAGCATTTCGCGCTTTGCTGAAAAGCGCCGTGCCGGTGGTGAGCTTCGCAGAAGTCGCCACCAAGGAGCGTGGCAATCCGACCGTACACACGGCAGAGTTCGCCGACGCCGATCCGGTGCAGCTGGCCCTGCACCAGAAAGCGCTGGCCCTGAGCCAGTCTGAAAACATCAGCTATGAGTCAGCGGTCAAACGCTGCCTGTAAGGAGAGAGCATGTCCGATTATCTGAAGGGGAAACGCGTCGTTGACCCGGTACTGACCACGGTGGCACGCGGCTACAAGAACGCCTCTTTCATCGGTGACCAGCTGTTCCCGGTGGTGCAGATGCAAAAGGAAGGCGCGAAAGTGCCGACCTTCGGCAAGGGGGTGTTTGCCGTTTATGACACCAAGCGCGCCGTCGGTGCCGACAGCAACATCATGATCCGCGAAAAGCAGGACAGCATGGATATCCTGCTGGATGAGCACGACCTGGCAGCGCCGGTGGATTATCGCGAGCAGCACGAATCGATGTTCAACGAAGAAGTCAAGGCCGCCCGGCGTGCCACCAACGGCATCGAACTGCGCCGCGAGATCTACGCCGCCGAAATGGCGCAGAACCCGAAAATCTACCTGACCAACGCGGTCAAGAAGCTGGTCAAGGAAGATGCCTGGGTGAAAGACGGCAAGGCCAATGGCGATCCTCTGCGGGTTATCGAAGACGGCATGGAAATCGTGCGTCAGAACATCGGCCTGCGTCCGAACGTCATTACCTTCGGCGCATCGGTCATGGCGTTGCTGCGGTTCCACCCCGCGCTGCAGGCGGCCATTGGCGCCAACGAGCGCAAGCGCATCACGGACGATATCCTCAAGGATCTGTTCCAGGTGGATAAAGTGCTGATCGGGGCGCCGCGCTCGCTGTCAACCGACGGCAAGAAGGTGTCCGACCTGTGGGCCGACAACGTAATGCTGCATTACATTACGGCCCCGCAAGCCGGCAGCGACAGCGCCGACGAGAACGAGCCATCGTTCGGCTATACCTTCCGCCGCACCGGCATGCCCGTTATCGACAAGTTCGACAGCGCCGGCGGCAAGGTGGTGAACGTTCGCTATACCGACATCTACAAGGTGGCGGTGGTCGGGTCGGATGCCGGGTACCTCATTACCAACGTGAAAGGAGTCTGAGATGCAGACGCAACAGGTTGTGTTGACCACAACGGTAGTAGCAAGCGAGCCGCTCACGCAGCAACGCCTGGTGAATGTGACCGGCGGGCTTTGCAGAGCTGGTGATATTGCGCTTGGCGTTGCCGAAGTTGACGGCAAGGCCGGCGATTCGGTGCCGGTCAACGTGCTGGGTATCATCGCCGCTGAGGCGGGCGGTGCCATTGACGTGGGCACATCGCTGACGGTCGATGACCAGGGCCGCGTAACTGCAGCCGTGCCAGCCGAAGGAAAAGCCTCTCAGGCAACCGGCGCGGTGGGTATCGCGCTCAGCGCTGCCGGCAGTGAGGGTCAGCTCATTCGTGTGCTCTGGAGGGCGTAATGGCCTACTGCACGGTCGCGGATGTGGGCAAGGTCATGGCCAGCCGTACGCTGATTGAGCTCACCAATGACGCGGTGATGATGAATATCGGCGAGGCGCTGCCGGCGACGGTCAACGAGGCGGTCATCCTTGACGCCATCCGTTATGCCGACGAGTTGATTGACGCCCACCTGCGCGGGCGTTATCGGCTGCCGCTGACCCTCATCCCCACGGTATTACGTGATCTGGCCGTCAATCTGGTGTGCCACTGGCTCTATCGACGGCGCCCGGAGGGTGACCTGCCGGAGGCGGTCAAGGAGAGTTATCGCGGCACCGAGAAAACCCTGGTGGCCATTCGTGACGGCAAACTCACTCTCGGTGTGGAAGCGACGCAGCGGGATATGCCGGAGCCCGGCGAGATGCGCGTGCGCAGTCCCGGGCGTCGCTTCGGCGGCCCCGGTGGACTTCTGGAGCGTTACTGATGAACGTCAGCGAGCTGTTAACTGCCGTGGTGACACGGCTTCGCACCAAGTTACCGGCACTGCATGTGGATTTTTTTCCGGAGAGCCCGGCAGAGTTTCGTCTCAACCACCCTTTGGGGGCGGTTCTGGTGAGCTATGGCAAATCCACCTTTGGCAAAACACAGGATGTGGGCGTCGTCATTCAGCCGCAGAGCGTGCGGTTCAACGCCACCGCTGTGCTGCGCCAGCTTAACGGCAAGGGCGGCGCGGTCGACGTCCTCGACCTGCTGCGTCAAAGCCTGGGCGGCTGGCGTCCACCGGACTGCCAGCGTGACATTTGGCTGGTTGAGGACGTTTTCCTCGGCCAGCGTGAGGGACTGTGGCAGTACGTCCTGACGTTCGAGACGGTCACGGTGTTTGTACAGGACAGCGAGTCGGCGGATCTGCCGCTGCTCACCCAAGTTGATTACGAGGAAAGCGATGAAATACATCTACAACGGCCCGGCGAGCGGGGTGACGCTGCGCTTCGGGGAAGTGCTGCAGGAGATCCTGCTGTTCCCTGAACGGGAGGTCGAGATGCCTGCCGACCATGAGTATACCCAGACGCTGGAAATGCTCGGCTATCTGACGCCGGTGGAAGATCCTTCCATCTTTGATGAACCGGTACCTGAACCAGCCCCTGAGCTGCAAACGCAGCCCGAGCCTGATACCAAGGGCAAGGCCGCTGACGGTAAAGGCAGAAAGTCCCCTGAAGAAGGAGATAAACAATGAGTGCCAATTATTTACACGGGCCGGAGGTTATCGAGATCGAGCGTGGCTCGCGTCCGGTCAAGGGCGTCAAGTCGGCGGTTATCGCCGTGGTCGGTACCGCCCCGGCAGGTCCGGTCAATGTGCCAACGTTGTGCCTGACCGAGAAGGATGCGGCGCAGTTCGGTAGCGAAGCCGAAGGGTTTACTTTGCCGCAGGCGCTAAGGGCCATTTACGACCACGGTGCGGGTACCGTGGTGGTGATCAACGTGTTTGACCCCAAGCGCCACAAGGCGACACAGACCGAGCAGGACGTGACTTTTGACAAGGCCACCAACCAACTGCAGCTGAAGTCTCCTGTGGTCAGCCCTGTTACGCTTAAAAGCACTGACGCCAAAACCACCTATGTGGCAGGGAAGGATTTTACCGTTATTGCCGCCACCGGCATCGTTACCCGTGTAGCCAATGGCGCGATTGCGGTGGGGGCACAGGTCAGAGCAACCTATGACAATGCGGATACCTCGAAAGTCACCGCCGCAGATATCATTGGCAGCACTGATGCCGCCGGGCGCCGTACGGGGCTCAAGGCGCTGGATGAGACCTATACGCTGTTCGGTTTTGACGTAAAGATCCTGATCGCCCCGGTTTACTGCACTCAGAACTCGGTGACTGTTGAACTGATTGCCTGCGCCGAGAAGTACAAGGCGCTGGCCTACGTCGATGCGCCGGTTGGCACCACCTTCGCCCAGGCCATCAATGGGCGCGGACCGGCCGGTAATATCAACTTCAATACGTCTTCCGACCGTGTACGGCTCTGTTACCCGCATGCGCTGGTATACGATAAAGCGACCAACAAGAACCGCCTGGAGCCGCTGTCCCAGCGCGCGGCCGGCCTGCGTGCCAGGGTCGACAACGACAAGGGCTTCTGGTGGTCGTCCTCCAACCAGGAAATTGCGGGAATTGTCGGTATGGAGCGCGCGTTATCCGCCAAACCGGGCGACCCGCAAAGCGAGGTCAATCTGCTCAACGAAAATGGCATCACCACGGTGTTCAACAGTTTCGGCAGCGGTCTGCGCCTGTGGGGCAATCGTACGGCGGCGTTTCCGAGCGTGACGCACATGAAAAACTTCGAGAACGTGCGGCGTACCGCCGATATGCTCAACGAGTCGCTGCGGTTTTACAGTCAGCAGTATATCGACCAGCCGATTGACCAGGCGCTGATTGATGCGCTGACCGAGTCGGTCAACGCTTATGGGCGCAAGCTGATCGGCGACGGCGCGTTGCTCGGGTTCCTGTGCTGGTACGACAAGAACCGCAACCCGGAGGAAGAGCTGAAGGCCGGCCACCTGCTGCTGAGCTACAAGTTCACGCCAAAACCGCCGATGGAGCGCCTGACGCTGGAATCGGAGATCACCGACGAGTTCCTGGCAACGCTGAAAGGAGCGACAAAATGACAACGAGCGACAACCGCACGCTGCGCCGTCGGGTGCTGGATGGGCTCTACCGTGAGCGTAAAGCCCGCCCCCTGGGGCACGGCCTGTTTATCGGCGAGCTGGAGACACTGTTCGGCGCGCCGCTGGACTTTGATGTTCAGTACCTGGTGGAAAAAGGTCTGGTCAGCTGGTCGGCCGGCTATCTAAAACTGACCGCTGCCGGCATCGATGCCGTCGAGGAGGAAACCTATGGCCGGTAAAATCGAGATCAATGCGATCAGCAACGCCAACATCTACGTCAACGGCGCGAATCTGTTGGGGCGAGCCGAAGAGGTCAAGTGCCCGGAGATCCAGGCTATCATGCAGGAGCGAAAGGCGCTGGGCATGGTCGGCAAGCTGGAGCTGCCTTACGGCTTTGACAAGCTGGAGGGCGAGATCAAGTGGAACAGCTTCTACGCCGACGTGGCGCGCCTGGTAGCCAACCCGTTCAACAGCCACCAGTTGCAGTGCCGCTCGAGCGTCCAGCGTTTCGGCTCTCAGGGACGTATTGACGAGATCCCGCTGGTGACCTACATGACGGTGATGTTCAAGAAAAACCCGCTGGGCACCTTCAAACAGCACGAGAGCCCGGACTTCACCAGCGGCTTCAGCTGCACCTATGTCAAGCAGGTGCTCGATGGCGAGGAGTTGCTGGAGCTGGACTACATGGCCAATATCTTCCGGGTGAATGGCGTCGACGTGCTGGCGGATTACCGCAGCAATATCGGCGGCTGATCTCCCAGGCTCACCCATTACCCGATTGAAGGGGTCGCATCGCGCGGCCCCTTTTACATTATTAATGCCGTTTAAAAGCGCCCATCCTGCCGATACGTTACCGTGCCTTTACTGATTATTTTACTCAACCCAGTAGAGGAACGACTTATGTCTCAATCAACCGAACAATTTCAGCTGCGTTATCCGTATATCACTGCCGGCGGCCAGCGCGTCGAAGCGCTTTCCCTGCGACGCCTGGAAGTACGTGATATGAAGCGCGTCATGGCCGCCAACAAGGACCCGGCGAACTGGGACATGCCGCTGATTGCCGCGATGGTAGATTTGCCGGTTGAGGATTTGGACAACATGGACCTGGCGGATTACATGGTGTTGACCCAGCGATTTCAGACCCTGTCTAAGCTGGATGACGAACCCGAAACAGTTGCTGAAAGCTGAAGCGTTACTGGCTAGGTGGTTTCGTTGGCAGCCCAGCGAGATTGACGGGCTGCCGGTAGAGGCGTTCGAGGGTTATCTCAGGGAAGCGGGTGAGCAGATACGCCACGAATACGGCGAATGATCCAGGCCACCAGTTGGTAAAGCACCTCAGATAGTCCGGCCAGCAAGATGATGACGGGCTGCAGCAGCATCAACGCGAAACAGTAGGCCAGCGCGACGGCTGTTGCGCTCACAAGGGTCACGAAAACGCTAAGCCACCAGTCGCCACCGGTCGCGGTGAAGGTATTGTAAAGCTCGATAACGCACCAGGCATAACTGCCAAGAACCGCTGAGCCGAATAAAACTGCAAAGATGATCATGCCGTCGCCTCCTTTTTGAACTGAGAAGAGTTTACCCCTATGCCGAGTTCATTTTCAATTGGTGTTGTCGTTTCTGCCGCGCTGTCCGGGACGTTTCGTACCATCATGGGCAACGCGCAACGCACGCTGGATAAGCTGGGCTCGGCCACCACCCAAATGCAGCAACGTCAGGAAGCGTTAACCCGTGCGGTTGGGCGTTACGGTGACATTGGTGGTAGTGCCGCCCGCCGACTGAACAGCGAACTGACGCTTGTCGGGCAGACTATGGAACGTTTGCAACAACGACAAGCCAGTCTGTCACGTACCACCATTGCAGCAGCAGCGCTACGGGATAACCGCAAGAAACTTTACCGTGACGGGGTGGAAACCTATGGCATGGGATGGACGGTTTATAAAACTTTGAAACCATCCGTGCAAAAGTCTATGACCTTCCAGGACAATATGGCCGACATGGCCATCACGGCAGGCTACGACAACAAATCCCGCGATGCACTTGGTAAAAATATCCGCGCATGGAGCCTCAAATACAACCAGACCCAGGATGACCTGCAGGCCGCCACCAGTTCGCTTATCGGCAACAATATAGACGACATTGACGATATCCGGGCTTATCTGCCGAGCATCGCCCGGGGGGCTACAGCGACCCGCACCACCGCTGAGCAGTGGGCCGAGGCGGCGTTTACCACCAAACAATCGCTCGGGATCGCCGCCAAAGACTTTGCCGCCGTGCAAAACATCATGGCGTATGGCGGCAAGGCCGGTTCGTTTGAGATCCCTGACCAGGTCAAATGGCTGCCCAGCCTGGCACCGCAAATGGCCGGCATTTCCCAGGGCAAGGAAGCGGTCGCCGAGATGGCCGCCGCGCTGCAGGTGGCCAAAATCGGTGCGGGAACGTCCGATGAGGCCGCCAACAACTTCAAAAACTTCCTGACCAAGCTCTTCGCACCGGATACGCAGAAACGCTTTGCCGATCAGGGGATCAACCTCAGCGAATCGCTGATGCGCCAGAAAGCCGAAGGTATTTCGCCCATTGAAGGCATGATGAACGTCATTCAGTGGTCGCTCGAACAAAAAGGCCCTGAGGCCGTCAAGCAGTTCAAGGCGGCAATGGCGCTCAAGGATGATGCGGCGCGCGATCAGGCTTTGCAGGCGCTGCAGAAAAACTTCGGCCTGGGCGAGCTCTTCGCCGACATGCAGGTAATGGCCTTCGTTCGTCCGATGCTGGCGAACATGGACAAGTACCGCAGCATACGCGCCAACGCCCTAAAGTCTGCCAATAACGATGTGCTGGGCGGCGACTATGCCAAACGCCTCGAGTCCCCCATCGAGAAGATGAAACAGCTGATGGTCGCCACCAACGAACTGGGCATTACGTTGGGAGAGCAATTGACGCCAACAATAGTAGGCGCAGCGGATAAAATGCTGCCGCTGATCACTGCAACCGGTGAGTGGATCAAGGCACATCCACACCTGGTTCAAGGTATTGCCGGCGTCGTGGCCGGGCTTATCGTATTCAAAGGATTCGTTGTTGGTCTGCGGCTCTTAATCAACCTCATCGCTACGCCGATTGTTACGGTGGTGAGAAGCTTTAAAGCGGCCCGTGGTGCCTGGGAATTGCTCCGCGCCGGTTTCGGTCGCGGTGGGGGCATTGCTCGTGCGGCCGGCGCTATCAGCCGACTGTCAGGGGGCGTTATGCGCCTGGGCCGAACACTGGCCGGAGGCGTACTGCGCGGTATCGTACGTGGCGGTGCACTGATGGGGCGCATGGGTATGGCCGGCCTGCGTCTCGGTCGCATTCTCGGCGGTGCATTACGTCAGGGGCTGATGATCGCCGGCCGCGCCGTGCTGTTTATCGGCCGGGCGTTGATGATGAATCCTATCGGGCTGCTCATCACCGGCATTGCGATCGGGGCCTTCCTGATTTACCGCTATTGGGGGCCCATCAGTACCTGGTTCAAGGCGCGCTGGGAAGATATCAAGCGCGCCTTCTCTGGCGGCATTACCGGCGTGGCTGCGCTCATCATCAACTGGTCACCGGTCGGGCTGTTCTACAAGGCATTCGCCGCTGTCATGCGCTACTTCAACATCGAGCTGCCGGCCAACTTCACCGACTTTGGCGCCAACCTGATTGACGGGCTGGTGAGCGGCATCACCAGCAAGCTGGCGGCGGCCAAAGAGAGTATCGTCAGTTTCGGCAGCAGTATAAAGAGCTGGTTCATGGAAACCCTTGACATGCACAGCCCCTCCCGCGTGTTCATGGGCTTTGGGGATAACATCGTCCAGGGCGCGGTGATCGGCATCGATCGCACCACCCCGCAGGCAGGCATTGCGGCCACGCGTCTGGCGAGCGCCCTGATGCCCTTTGGCGACAGTACACCGCTTGCGGGGTGGTTGGCCGACCTGCCTGCACGAATAACGCGACTAGCCGGTCAGGCGTCTCAGGGGCTGTCGACGCTGCTGGTGCCGTCAGTCTCCCGTCGCCCGCCCGTCCCCGAGGTACCCACCTGGCCCGAAGCCGGCGAAAGCACCGCTGTTCGTGGCGGCCATGCGCGTCGCGGCCGTGGTGCTGCGGGGGCGTTCGGGCCGGGTATCACGGTGCATTTTGCGCCGGTCATTCACATTGATGGCAAACGCCAGAATGCCGGCCCGGAAATACAAAACGCGCTGGGTATGGGGGTGCGCGAGCTCGAGCAGATGCTTGCTCGCGTCCTGCAACAACAGCAACGCAGGAGTTTTGAGTGATGTTTGCCGTCCTTGGTGATATTTCCTTTCAGCTGGCCACCAGTTTTGATGCCTTTGATGGCACCTTCGGCAGTGATTTTGTCGAACAGACGCGCATCAGCAATAAACCCGGCCTGCAGTTCGTCGGCGCCAAGCTCGACGAATACCACATAACGGTGCTGTTTCATCAGCAGTATTGCTCCCCGGATGCCCAGTTCAAGAAACTGATGGCCGCCAATCAGGCACACCAGGCGCTGGCGTTTGTGCTGGGTAACGGCGACTACAAGGGCTGGTTCGTCATTACCGATATTGCCGGCAGTTATCAGCTTAATGGGCAGGACGGCGCGGCGCAGGCCATCTCGGTTGACCTGACTCTGCGCGAGTTTGCCGGCGATCCAGCCTCACCCATGACACCGCCAGGCGTCAGAACCAGTCTCCCGAGTCTGTCCCAGGGCAAAGCCGGTGCGCTGCCCGGCGCCGGGATTGGCGGCATGGTGCGCAGCGCCGTGGGGTATGCCCGTCAGGCGCAGTCAGCGTTGCAGACCGCCTCCAACGTCGTACGCGTTGCCCGCCAGATGAAAAGCAACCCGGTCGCCGCATTCACCCGCGTACCTGGCGTACTCGGGAGCCTGGGCAATGTGGCGGCCCCGCTGGCGCAATCGGTGCCGTGGCTTAATCAACTGACTGGCCAGCTCCCGGAGACTATCCCGCTGGTCCGCGCCGCCGGCGAGGTCGCGGTAATGGTCAATGGTGCCCGGGAGGCGCTGGGCGGTGTTCGTCCCGGTGATAACAAGAACCTCCCCGGCGCTTTAGATACCGTCGCGGGGCTGGTCGGCAGTGCCGTGACCACCTGGAACAATCAGTCCCCGCAGTTAAGCCGGCTTGCCAGCCGCATTATTACCCGGAGCCTGTGATGAATCACCCGCACACCGACGTCATCATCCATATCACGCGCGAAGGCGAACGCTGGGACCAGCTTGCCAACGATTACTACGGCGATCCGCTGGGTTATGCCCGCATCATAATGGCCAACCCGCAGGTCGCTATCCAGCCGGTGCTGCCTGCCGGCATGTCGCTCGCCATTCCGGTCATCCCGGCAGACAACAACCAGGAGACGCTGCCACCATGGCTACGCTAAACGCCCCCACCACGCCCGCCGCTGACGGCAAGTCTTCCGGCTCCGTCCCGACGCCGGTGTTTGAGCTGGTCTATGGTCAGAAGGACATCACGGTCGACGTCACACCTTACGTGCTGTCAATCAGTTTCACCGACAAGCTGTCGGGAGAATCGGACGAGATCCAGGTGGAGCTGGAGGACAGCGACGGCCGCTGGCGTGATGCCTGGTACCCGGGCAAAGGGGATACCCTGTCGCTAAAACTGGGGCTCGAAGGGCAAAAACTGCTGAACTGCGGCACGTTCTCAATAGATGAAATCGAGCTCGGCGGACCGCCAGATACGGTGTCATTACGGGGACTGTCGGCCTCGGTAACGGCGGCGATGCGCACCCGCTCCAATCGGGGGTTCGAAAACACGACATTGCTGGCCATCGCCAGCCGCATCGCCAAAAAGCACGCTCTCAGGCTCGAAGGCGCGATAGAGCCGCTCAAGCTTGACCGCGTCACCCAATACAATGAGACCGACCTGGCGTTCATGACCCGCCTGGCGCGCGAGTATGGTTACATCGTCAAAGTGACACACGAGGCTCTCGTCTTCTCACACCGCGTTACCCTGCGCGAGGCCGAACCTGTTCACACACTGACGCCCGCCATGGTTGGACGCTACCGACTGCGCGATACCATCAACCGCATCTACAAGCAGGCCAAGGTCAAATATCAGGACACCCGTACCAAGAAGATGGTCACCATCGGCGTCAAGGCAGATGGCAGCATCGGGCCGGTGGCAGAAGATACGGTGAGCGCCAAGGGCAAAGGGCAAAAGCCCTCCTCTCATGCTACCAGCGCGGACACGCTCAATATGCAGAGCCGGGCACGCACCCGGGATGAGGCGGTCAGCAAGGTCTGCGCCGGTATCAACCGTCACAATGAGTACCAGCGCGAGGCCACGCTTAACCTGGAAGGCAATGTGGGACTTAAAGCCGGCAATACCTTGTCGCTCAACGGCTTCGGACGGCTATCGGGGAGCTGGCTGGTGACGGCGGTCCGCCATGATATCGACCGGCAAGGCGGTTACAGCTGCGAACTCACTCTCGGCCAGGGGCCGATTGCCAACCCGCACAAAAAAGGCAAGAACGGCAAGGCCGACACGTCACGCGAGATGGTGGTCATCGGCAAAAAGGCCGACGGCAGCATCGGCGTAGTGGATAAGAAGACACAAAGCGTCAAGGGGAAACGCCGATGAGCGGTATCAAGTTTGCCACCGGCACCGTCAGCGCCGTGGATGAGAAAACCGTCCGGGTGCGCGTCAGGCTGCCGGAGTACGACAATCTGCGCACGGCCTGGATCGAGGTGCTGCAGCGCAACACCCAGAACAACAAGGATTACTGGTTGCCGGATATCGGCGAACAGGTCAAGGTATTGCTCGACCCGCAGGGGGACGACGGCCTGGTCCTGGGCGCGGTGTATTCTGATGTGGATAAACCGACCATCGCTTCCCGGGACAAGCGCCGGGTGGATTTTGCCGATGGCACCTTCGTGGAATACGACCGCAAGGCGAACGCCATGGCCATCGGCGGCGCAATAAAGACGCTGGATATCGCCACCCAGGCGTCGGTGGTGATCACAACGCAAACTGCCACGGTGAAAGCCAGCACGTCGGTGACGCTGGATACGCCGGAAACCATCGCCACCGGCAATCTGACCGTGCAGAAGAAGCTGACTTACCTCGGCGGCATGGCCGGCAGCGGGGGCAGCGGCGCGGCGGCGACCATTATCGGTGACGTCAAAGCCACCGGCGACATCACCTCGGCGTCGGTCTCCCTGGAAAACCACCGTCACAGCAACGGGCATGACGGCAACCCTACCGGCTCCCCCATCAAATAATCCGCCCACACCCGCCCGTTATCGGCGGGTTTTTAAAGCCCTTTAATACTCCTCCCAGCCACCCCATGACATGCTGGCGGCATGAAAACTGAAAACGCAACTTCCGTCTACTGGCAACCGGCACTGTATCGCCCGGGCGAGCGCGTCACCGGGCTTGCCGATATTCACCAGTCAATTCAGATAATCCTCGGCACGCCCTGCGGGGCCGACCCGCACCGGCCGGATTTTGGCAGCAATATTTACCGCTATATCGACCAGCCGGTAGACCAGGCGCTGCCTCATGTGGTCAGGGAGACCACGGATGCGCTCAGGCGCTATGAGCCGCGCGCGGAAGTGGTCTCGGTCTCGCATCGCGCCGAGGGTGAGCATGCCTGGTTACAGGTGCAATGGCGTCCCGTCGGCGCCGCGTGGACAGAAACCACGGAGGTCACATGGCGTTAGCGCTTGATAAACCCGTCTTCGTCAGTACCGATCCGCAGGCCCTGACTGCAGAGATGATTGCTTGGTACGAAAAAGCCAGCGGCAAAACGCTGTACCCGGCGCAGGATGAACGCCTGCTGATCAACCTGATCGCCTACCGCGAGAATCTGGTGCGCGTCGCCATTCAGGACACGGCAGAGCAAAACCTGGTGGCCCTGGCGCGAGCGCCCATGCTGGATTACCTCGGCGAACTGGTGGGCGTTTATCGTCTGGCCGCGCAGCCGGCACGTACTACACTTCGGTTCAGCGTCGACGTTGCGCCGACAACCCCGGCCCTGATACCGGCCGGTACGCGTGTCAGCGCAACCGACAGCATCATTTTTAACACCGATGCGGACTTCATCCTCAATGCCACGACGACGGCGGTCGAGGTCAAGGCCACCTGCAGCGAACCGGGCGTTGCCGGCAACGGCTGGCAGCCGGCACAAATCAGTACGCTACTCGATGAGATAGGCAATCTGGATCTGACGGTAACCAATACCGCACCCAGTAGCGGCGGCGCAGACCAGGAAGATGATGACCGCCTGCGCGAGCGCATTACCCTGGCCCCGGAGTCGTTCAGCAATGCCGGCTCCCGGCAGGCGTACCGTTTCCACGCCATGAGCGCCCACCAGAATATCAGCGACGTGGCGGTTGTGCGTCCGGTACCCGGCACGGTCAACCTCTATCCGCTTTTGACCACCGGTATGCCCGATGAAACGTTGCTCGCGGGGGTGTTAGGGTTTTGTTCCGATGAGAAGGTGCGTCCGCTCACTGATACGGTGAACGTGCTGATGCCTGGCAAGGTGGATTACCGTATACGGGCCGATATCTGGCTCTATGCCAATCAGGACGCAAAACAGGTGATGGCGCAGGCAAACAAGGCGGCGGAAGACTGGACGACGCAACTGTCGACGCGGCTGGGGCGGGATATCGTCCCCAGTCAAATCAGTGCTGCTCTGTCTGTACCTGGCGTGTACCAGGTCAACCTTGCCGAACCGACCTTGCGCGAAGTCGCCCCGCATGAATGGCCGCATTGCACCGGCATCAACCTGACTCTCAAGGGGATAGTCAATGACTGACAGAGAGGCCCTCACCCAGTCGCCGAAGCTTACGATGACGCCACCGCTGGCGCGCGACGAACGGTTCCGCTTGCTGGCCCAGCTCACCGGCCGTCTGCAGGATTTGGATCTGACGCCGCTGCTGGTGTACCTGATTGACCTGACGGAGGTCTCGGCGCTGCCCTGGCTGGCAGAGCAACTGTCGCTGACGGGCGATAACGGCTGGAGCCTTGCCGAGTCGGACAGCGCACGCCGCGCCATGCTCAAAAACGCCATCGAGCTGCACCGCTATAAGGGCACACCCTGGTCGGTTCGCGAGGTCATTCGCCGCCTGGGGTTTGGCGAAGTTGAGCTGAAAGAAGGTGGCGACGGGCTCGACCCGCATATTGCGGAACAGTTTCCCAAAGAGACGCTCTGGGCGGTCTACCGGGTGATGCTGCGTCAGCCCATTACCAATGACCAGGCCAGGCTGCTGCGTCGTACGCTGGATGCCTTCGCACCGGCGCGCTGTGCGCTCGCCAGCCTGGACTTTACCGCCGCCGCCATTCGCTACAACAACACGGCCCGTTATGACGGGACGTACAACCATGGGAGCAGCTAAGCCATGAGTAACCTGACCGAAAAGGACCAGTGGGAAGACGGTATCTACCAACTGGAAACCTCAGACCCGGTGCTGGGTGGCCCGGATGGAGTCTCCAACAAGCCGGCAAAACAACTCGCCAACCGTACGCTCTGGCTGAAGAAGCAGCAGGAAAAGGCCAATGAGGCGCTGAAGGCGCACGAGCGTTCCCGCAATCACCCGGATGGCACCACATCGGCCAAGGGGTTCGTGCAGCTCTCCGATAACCCGAGCCTTGACAGCAGCACACTCGCTGCCACGCCCAAAGCCGTCAAGGCGGTCAACGATGCGAGTGCCAAGAAAGCAGCCAATCTGGCCGACCTGACCGACAAACCCAGGGCCCGTGATAATCTCGGCCTGAAATCGGCGGCTCTGCGCGATGTCGGCACCACCAAGGGACAGGTCATGGAGGTGGGCGCAGGCGGCTTACTGATGGGCGCGCGCCATCGCGATGACGTGTATACCAATGACGGGCAAATTTTCCGCGCCGATGCCAAATCGGCCAACAAACCGCCCATGAATGCGACCGCCGGCATTATCAGCCTGCCGGCAGATGGCGGCCCGTCCACGGGGTATGTTGCGATTAGCCCCGCCAACGGCGCCGCATGGATTGGTTCGTCCAACAAACCCGAGAATGGCGTGCGCTGGTCGCGTATCTATACGGAAGACAACAAGCCTTCGGCCGGTGACGTCAACGCGTACAGCAAACCCGAGTCGGATAACCGCTTCCTGCAGAAGAGCGGCGGCACGGTCACCGGCAAGACCCAGTTCAACGCCGGCATTGATTTTGCCAACCCGAACACCGGCATTACGAACGGCACGGATGCTGCCAGCTACAATGGGGCCAACCTGCTGCTCAAATCCTGGTATGGCATTGGCTTCTACAAAACCATTGGTGAACAAGGTATCACCGGCTTTATCGACGTGCGCACCGGCGACCTGCGCATGCAACGCAACATTACCGCTGATGGTCAACTGATTGAGGCGGGCAAGCGCGTCTATTCGCCGAACAATAAGCCAAAGGCAGGCGATGTTGATGCCGTCTCCGCAAGCGAAGGTGGCGAGTTTAAAAAAGAAATTCGCGCATCTGGTGGCGTGAAAATTCAGGTGCCGGGCCGCAACGACAATGGCGGTGGCGTGTATCCTGGCAACGGTGACGGTGCAAGCTATGCCACCTGCAACGTCGACATCAAATCCTGGCAGGGCATCGGCTTTTACAACACCTGTGACACGGTGGGGATCAAGGGGCGAAGCCTGTTTATCGACGTACGCCAGGGCAACCTGGAAGCCCAGGGCATTATTAAAGGCAAAACTGTCTATGATACCAGTGGGCGAGTCTACTCGCCGGGGAACAAACCCTCGCCGGGTGATATCAACGTTTACAGCAAGTCAGAATCAGACAGCCGATACTTTGCACGGGGCACCACGGCGACAGCCAAGGATGTGGCCTGGAACGCTGCTTCCGGGGTCTACAATACCCAGGCAGACGGCATGACCATGGTGGTGCACTTTGCCGCCGGCGGCACCGGCAGCACGCGCGCTGCTGATTTCAGGTTCAACTACGGCAACGGCGGGCTGGCGTTTCGCTCATCGCGCGACGGCTTTGGGTACGAGAACGGCTGGACGAAAGTCTACACCGACCGCCAGCGACCAACCGCTGCGGAAGTTCAGGCGGCAGATGTCAGGAATAACTTTGCGGCGAAGATGGGGGAGAACCGCACGCTGCTGGGTGACAGTCAGCCCACCTCTGCCGGGGTATGGAGTATTGAGAACAACAAATGGACGCCGGAAGCCTGGGGGACACTGTTTTATACCAACAACCGACCCGACCTGAAAGCCGACAAAGGCAACGGCCAGTTCCACCACTATCTGTTCCTGAGCCACAGCCGCAAACTGTGGGTGGCGACTAATGTCAACGGCAACTGGAGCGGTTGGCAGCAGCAGTTTGATTCGCGAGGCGGAAAGGTAACGGGTGAAATACAATCGACCTCATCAGATAACTACCGCATCGTTGCCGGTGACTATGGCACGTTCTGGCGCAACGATGGAAACAGCCTTTATCTGCTGCTGACAAAGGCTAAAGACCCCTACGGCACCTGGAATAACCTGCGCCCCTTCAGCGTTAATATAAAAACCGGGCAGGTCACGTTTGCCCACGCCGTGGGTATGAACAGCAATCTGACCATTAACGGTGCTTTCCGCGCGGATAAGAATATTTCGATTGGCGAGGATTTATGGGTAGACAGAAACGCCACAGTAGCGGGCGCCCTTAAGGTCGGTAACAGCACCCACGCCAGCGACGGCAATATCTTGGGCAGTCGCTGGGGCAATAAATGGCTGTGGGACGCAGTTATTGAGCAGGTCAGTGGTCGCGTCGATTGGGGTACGCACAATCGTGATGTCAATGCGCGAGCTACCTGGGACTATGTAAACCAGAACTTTGTGCGCGATATTCGTTTGGCAAGCCGGGGTGAAATTATCACTGATGGTGCCTTGACTGAAGCTCCATGGGGGGCGGTAGTTACCGGTGGTAACGGTAACGAAGGTAATCAGGTAGGGGTGATGCTATTCCGCTATCTGCAAAAAAACGTGAACGGTAACTGGCATACGGTGGCATACGCATGAAAAAATACGGCCCTTTTAAGCTTTATACGCCTACGCCAGGTACGCCGGCCGGAGAACTGGCCAGGCGCATCAAGGCGCAGTATATCTGTACACCCGATGAGCAGGACTGGTATCTGCTGCAGAAAAACTTTATGCGACAGACGCTCAAGATCGCCTACATCGAGAATGGCATCATCATTCAGGCAAGCTTTGATGTCAGTACGCTGTGGCCAGTTAACGCTTCCGTGGCTGAAATTCCTACAGAGCAAATACCCAAGGGATTTACGCTGCCGCTGACAGGTGCAAACTGGCAATACAACGGTCAGCGTATTGTGCCGCGAGTCTACACTGCGGAAGAACAGGAAAAGATGGCTGAGCAGCGCAAGCGCGAACTGATGGCGGCGGCTGAGCGCACGTTAGCGCCGCTGGAGCGTGCGGAACGGCTGGGCATGGCAACCAAAGAAGAAACCAGGCGACTGGCGGCGTGGGCGGCCTACTCGGTGAATCTCAGTCGTATTGATACCGGGAAAGCCCCAGATATCGACTGGCCACCAGTACCGGAATAACGCATATCGCGTGCTCACACCCAGCTCTGGACAGGGCTGGGTAATCTAATACAGCCACCGGCCGGCTTTGGCGGACTCAATGAGCATATCGATGGTCAGTGGTATATGATCGGTTCGCAAATCAGCCGGGAAGTGCTTTTCGAAATGGATGTCTTGAGAGTTAATAGCAAACTTATCAGCATATCTCTCTAGTAGTTCCGCAGCATCTTCAGGGGCCATCCGAAAGTCTTTGTTTAGATCGGTTTCTTTTGCCAGCGGATAGCGTTTGCGTAACCAAAACCAAAAGCCGTTGTATTCTTCTATGAGTTCAAACACAGCTTTCTCTAACGCATCGGTTACCAT